GGACACGCAAAGCAGCACGAAGTGGAGATTGTCCGTAAAGGTGAGAACCTTCGGTAGAATAATCTGGATTCCAATATTTAGAGTGCATTACCTTTTCAGCAGGTAAGTCTTGACTATCGTATTTAGTAGTTAAAGTGTAACCACTAACAGGATCATAGCGACCATTACTTAAAATTCTAACTAAATGGGCTGGTAATATGTAAAGTTGTTTGAATTTACCGGCGTTAAGTCCACTACTTGCACCAACACCGTACATATACGAGTTACCAGTAATTAATTTAAACCCATAATAGTTATCCATAAACTCATAATAAGACTGAAGCTCATTAGGGTTTAATAGAGTTTGTATTATCGGATGACTACTTTCAACTTCCTCAAGAGCTTTAGTTCTTAGGTGAAGTGCCTCAGCAACATCAGATGATTTAGATATATTAGACGTAAACGCCTTATATTTTTGAAAAGCCCTGTCATCTTTTACCTCATATAGAACAGGAGGGGCAGTTGCAGCCTTTCTTGTTATCAAATTTATTACAGAGTAGATGTCAGCATTATACTGATACCCCTTCTCTACATAAGTTTCGAATGTATCCTCACCCATTAATGGAGCTTTGCCTAACTGATTAAAAATCATTTGAGCATAAGCAGGGTCAATACCTTTTCGCACCATGATAGGTTGCTGTGGCTGTTTAGCCTTGAAAAAATCGAATAATCCCATTTATATGACGTACCATTTACGTTCCTTACCGAATCTTGTAAAAAAAGCACACCGAACCGCATCTAAACAATGGTTAAAGTTATCGATTGGAGTATTGGTACTTTCTCCGTTCTGCATTATCCATTGATAATTTTTTACCTCTGTGGCAATGTTTTTACTTCTTCGTGTATAGAACACTTTATATTCCTTCAATTTATTAATTCCAGCCAAGACAGAACCTTTACCTTTTTTCTGTGGCTTGACGTTGAAATTCATTTTTAAGTCCGCAATAGACTTTGGTTCTGCCGAATCGGCAAATATTTCGCTATAAGGGTCAACCCCTAACTTCTTTAAACTATTAGCAATATCCTTATTTGTCATTTTAGTTGCGTAAAACAACTCATCTAAGTATATGCTCTCACCAACCTTTACCATCCTTACACAAGCTGTAGGGTCATTAGTGAATCCAAAATCGAGTCCGTAAAAAACGTCATCTGTATTTGGGAACTCATCACACTCTTGCCAGTCTGGATAAACCAAACTTTCTGTAGCCGGTCTTGGATCTTGTTGGTATAGTGAGTTAAATATAATTGGACTTGACTCCTTAATCTTCAATAACCTCTCGGCTGATTGTCTTGATTCCCACAATGCCTCTCCGACAATTCTATTATCATATTTTCTACCATCATCTTCACTTTCACGCAAAGCAGGTAGAGTAATAATATTCCAATCATCATCTCGCTTCTCAGCTCGACCAAGTGGATCATCGTTATCCCAACGAGTTGCAATTAATAATTGCTTCCCATTGTTCTGAAGACGACTCTCTGCTACTGACGTAAACCAATCCCAAACGGTTTCTCTTACGTTCAAAGACTTGGCCTCACTATAATCTTTAATCAAGTCATCACATATCAACACATCCACGCTAAATCCTGTGAGCGAACCCCCAGTACCAACTGATTTTAGATAGCCACGCTTTCCTATAACCTCAAACATATCGTTATTACGAATAGCCTCACCACTTCTTGGTTTAGCGAGTTTAGTTTCAGGGAATATCTTACGATACTCAGGTGAATCTATAATCTTTTGAACTTCTCTGTTGAAGCGTGATGCTAAGTCAGCCGTATAGGATGCGATAACAATCTTTAGGTCAGGGTTCACTCCGAGCAGGTAGGCAGGATATAGTTGGGTTGCCAGAGTGGACTTTCCATGTTGCGGAGGCATAGAAATCATCAATTTTTTATCATCGTCATCTCTATACAGCGACATTAGCGACTCCATTATATGGTTGTGAAACCAAGTAGCGTCAAAATCCTTTTTAATAAATCTTACAAAGAACGCAAAGTCATTACGAGCTAAATCAATAGCTGCCGACTCCAATAAATTATTATCTATCTTCATTCAGTACACTCCCAGTTAAGTACCTTTCGGCTAATTGACGCTTTAACTCTTCATCCATGTCGCTTACGTCTACTTTTGTGGTTTGTGTGGCCTGTATTTCTACATTTTGCTTATCCGACCAACCGTAGTGGTTCTTTAGGGCAAATATTGCCATAGTCGAATTAGCTTGGTTTTTTAACGCAGATTCAAATATTCTATTTTCAAATCGTTGTTTAATATATTCAATCCTGTCAAGTTCGGCATCTAACTCTCTACGCTTACACACAGATTGTAAAGAATCCCATCTTGTCCTTGTCATCCCCACAACCTCTAACGCACTCCCCATAGTCATTATGGTTACGTCTTCAGTTACATCTTCTATTTGATCAATCTTAGCATTTATGTCTTCTAAGCTCATAAGCTCAGGTTTCATTGGTACTAATCTTGTTCTATCGTTTCGTGTTAGACTTTTAATGTCTTCCAGCATATTTAGTAATAGTAATTGCGATCTCTTTTAATTATTGAACGCAATATACACATTATTTTCGTCAAAAGCAAATATGTTGATAAATCGTAAAGTAGACTTGCTTATAAATATATCTTTTAGTGAAATTATCAACAACACTTGCATATTAGATAAATTTTACATATATTTGTTTTCATGTTCGCACGGCCTAAGCGAAGGAAGAGCTACACTTTATCTCACAAGGGTATTGGTTCGTGTAAATAGCTTTTGTTTTAAAGCAGAGATTGATTTTTCTTTTTTCTTTCTTCTAGGGGGACTTGTTTCTTTTATTACTTTTTTCTTTTCTTTCTTCTTACTCTTCTTCTTTGTTTTGTTTTTAATCTATCTTAAAAAACTCTCTCCGTTTTTGCGTCAGCAAAAATAGCAAGTCGATGACTTGCGGCTATCTTCATTTCCAGATTCTAATTTTTTCTACAAATATTTTTATATACCTACAATTAGGCATCTAATCGATTCACTATTATTTGTTATCCCCTATAACATTTATGTTAGGTAGTCCAAAACTATGGTGGGTTCTATTCTTATGCCCACAGGCTTGCACCGAAAAACTTATGCTAAGGTTTTTTTTACCACGTTTTTATTTATTTTATTTGCCTTTGGATATATTATCTTACTTTGCCTTTGTGGTTATTAATAGTATGGCCATACCCTACCCCACCCCATCACCCCCGTGCCTCCCGGGTAAAGTCGTGAATCATTTAAATAAATAAAAGTAAATAGAAGATCATTGATTATTTGCCTTAGACTTAAACATTTAACCAATAATTAAATTGTCATAGAAATGTCAGGAAGTAAAATAAGTGTTTATTTGTTTTAGAATATAACATAAAGCTTGTATATTTACGTCAGTAAAGGAAACAAAGAAGATCCTTTAATAAACAAACTAAACAAATAACAAATTAAAAACTAACACTAAAAACAAACATTATGAAAACTAACAACACCAAAACCAACACTAAGACAACCGGGGAAAAAGTATTCTTCGGTATTTTATTCGGCCTTATCGGTTCTTACATTGCCTTTGTTATCTCTACTATGTTTATTCCATATGAGAAATACCAGGCCTTATTAAACCTTATCTTTTAATAAATCAATTTAAACTAATTAACAATAATCAACAAACCACACACAACAATTTAAAAATCAATATTATGAAAAAGCAAATCATCATCAACAAAGTAGTAAATGTTTTAGGTTATGTTTATTTAACAATGGCCGTTTCGTCTATAGTTTGGACTATCAAAACATTAGTAGAATTAATTTAATAAATCAAATCATAAACAATTAAAAACCAAAAATTATGAACTCAGTATTTTATATTCACGGACAACACGAGGGAAAATTCGATCTAGATGGAGATCAACTTAATGCCCTGGGAATAGTATTAAAAGCATTCTCAAGACACGAGAAAATCGGATGTGACGACAAAATACATTCAATACAAATAACCGACGAATGGGTAGTAATATTAACCGAAAATGGCGTAGAGATATTAAAAGCATTTGGAACTAGAGATGAGGTAAGATTCACTAGTATCAATTCCGAATCCGGGGAGGAGAAAACCTTCGATGACTATAAATCAGCATATGAATATCAATTCATCAAGGAAGTCGACGTAATTAGCGAAAAGATAGAAACCATTATAGGATCATTAAACGAACTAAAAAAAGAATTAAACAAATAGTATTCACCCGGGGGGGATAACCCCCCATTAATAAATAGAAAACATGCACGACAAAATCGATAACAAAGTTATATTTATAGTATTCGGCTTTATAGTTATAGTAACTATAGTAAATATTCTAGCCAATTTAATTGTAAACTAATAACCATAAAAAACCAAAAGCCATGAAATTAAATTTAATAAGCAATGGGAATACCAACGCCAAAACAATAAAGAACGACGAGGAAACTTATATTTTATATTTATCTCCTTATAATTTAAACGATACCGGGAAAAATGTTTGCCCATTTGCGACGAATGGATGCGCAAAGGCTTGTTTGAATAGTGCTGGGAGGGGTAAATTTTCGAACGTACAAAAGGCAAGACGACGCAAAACAAATCTATTTTTTCAAGATCCCCAAAAGTTTACTCAGGATTTAGCCATTGATCTAGCAAAGATCAATAATAAAGCCGTAAAGGAAAACAAAACTATTTTTGTACGTTTAAACGGTACGTCGGATATCAATTTCGTTC